TCTGTTCGATCAGGGCTTCTTCATTCATATCTCCCCCATATTCTTTACGTAAATTATACTGCATCTAGTGTTTCCCCGCTTTTTTATATACCTTATCGTATAGTTCATCCCACCTAGCTTTTGCAGTCTTAGGATCCAAGTCTTTCTCAGGAAAGTATTGTATCTCTCCATTTTTGTCTTTTGTATAATTGACAACGGACCCGTCTTTTAAAGTTAGTTTAAATTTTTTTGTCACTTTCACACTCCAATATATCTTGATGTATTTCTCGTCTGACAAGAACCTTAACATCTTTATCTAATTTAGTTCTGACTTTTATATCCGATACTTTCGGCTTCCAAAGTTTCCAGTTGTTTGCTTCATGTATAACCGCATCTTGGAAACCATACTCGACAGGTTCCGTATGATGTTCGGTAGTGATGTAGAAGGTGTTCACTTTATCCTCCAAACTCTAAAAGCGTAACCAGGGTCATCTTTGGCTATTCTCGATGAAACTTTTTTACTTTGCCTTTTCGCTGCGTCTCGAAATTGGTCAACGTCAGAATGTGTTTTCATCAATACAGAATCACCTACTTCCATACGTGATATAAGGTCATCAAATTGAGCTTTTTTAGAATAATTATGTATGGGTATATCCTTTTCAATTTTAAAATCTTCACTCATTCAAAATCATCCCGTAATATCTCTTCCGCCATATCCGCGCGGCCTGACAAGGTTTCGTCAATTGCAGTCTCCAGGTCGTAAATCTCTTGTACGATAGATGAAGCGGCCCACTCGGGCGCGATACGTTTAACAATAGATCTCACGTTATCCAATATCTCTTGATAACCTACGTATTCTTTTACTTTGTATGAACTACTCATATATCATCCCGAGAAAGAACGCTGATATGTAATTCAGACATTTCGCCAAAAGAAATATATTTAGTTTTCAAAGGTGAATTTTTCCAATCCACTTCTGGATAACCATGTTCATCCATTTTGGTCTTACCGTTTTTGTGCTTTTTAAAAACACGTTCGCGCTCTTGGTATTCTATAGATACATTATCAATACAATCCACATCTATATTAATACCATGTTCTTTTTCGCAATATTGAGCTACCGCCTCCATCACTTCAAATTCATATAAACTTATTTGCATTTCACTTTCTCCGATTTTGTATTTATTTTTAGACCTGATTTATCTGTTGCCAAACTTCACTGTCATAAATAAAAAACATTTCTAATTCAGGGTGTAATATCTTTTTTTTGTATAAACTGCCTAAAACAGATTTAAAGGATTTGTCTTTCCAACCTAATTTTAAAAAATGTTTATGCGCTTCAGGCTTCCAATACCATTCGCCTCCGTTATGTTCGGGGCAAGATTTTAGGTCTTGTAAAAACTTTAATTGTAATTTTGTCATATCTTTCTCCTAAGTAATTTACAGATAGTATATATATTTTCTTTACGGGTGCAAGTTTTTTGTTTATGATTGTATAAATTAATTGGAGAAAAAAATGAGTGAACTAAATAATCTAATCAACGAAACCCTGTCTGAAGAAGCAAAAGACCAAATCGGTATAGTCCAACCAGACCATATAAATGAACTGTTTGTAGACCTACAATCTATCAATAGAATGTCTGAGGCTATGATGTATATACTGCATCATCATCCCCACGTATTTGAATTGGCTTACAAGGAGGTCTTAAAAGATGACAATAGGTAAACCCATTCGTTGCTACCCTCTAAAGAAGAAGGACGGTAAGTTTGTGTATTTGCCTTACGACAAGACTGAGTTTGATATTACGTTTGTCGGCGACGATACAGAAATCAAAGCGGTCCAGGAGTATTGGCAAGCCATACAAAAACCCGAATACAACCCACGCGAAACGGTCAGTCAAAACCTTATGCGTATCAAAAACGATATAGGCTATTGGCCTGAACCTTTTTATAACGACAACGTGGTGCAGACCACCCTGTTAGAATACGAAGAAGATTCACCCTTTATAGATATGTTCAAGAAGCAAGCCGCTTTTGAGAAACGACAAAAGGAAGAAGATACTAAACGAGTTTACAGACCTAAGACTTGGGATGTGGATGACGAGATACCTTTTTAATTGGAGGATGAAATGAAAAGAACTGAAAAATTTGTAGACGAAATCTTGCAATCTAAAAAAGAAAAATTACAAGAAGTAGCTTATGAAGCTGTAAAAGACTTTTTATTTGATCATGTAAAAATTAATTTATTTTCTTTTCCTTACCATGGCCGCAATAATATTGTCCTTGGTAAGGCTATAACAGAAGATATTAATGAAAAGATTGATTTGTTTTTAATAGCGGAGGGTTATAACAATGGAGAAAAAAATGAAAGCAATACCTGAACTAGAACAATATGAACCAACTCAGAAAGGCGACGCACTTGTTGTCTTTGATATACCCAACGAACTCTACCACTCTGATGTGGGTAAAAGTTCTAGCTTCTTTCGTAAGTTTGGTGAAAGCCAAATACACGCGCTTGAAGTAGAACAAGAAACTACTTCGGCTATGAACTTTGGTACTGCCGCTCACTATATGCTAGTGGAGGGCGACGAAGCCTTTCATAATAATGTAGGCGTAATCTTTGGATCCCCGTATACGAAAGCCAATAAAGAAATGAAACAAGAGTTTTTAGACAGAGGCCTAGTCGTTATCAACGAAGCTGATATGCACGCGATCAATCAAATGGATGCTTATATGATTGAAGAAGGCAAGATGTATCTGGACGGCGACGGCAAGATACCCGAGGCATCTTTCTATTGGTTTGAAGACGACGTCTTGTGTAAGTGCAGACCAGACATCATCTGTAAACCGCAAGGCCCACATCAAGATTACGAGATAGTCGTGGTTGATTATAAAACCACTTACTCTTGCAGTCCTGAGTCGTTCAAAGAGTCTGTATTGAAATACGGATACGCAGAACAAGCCGCCTGGTACAGAAGGGGTATGGAAGCCGCGGGATACAAAGTCAAAGAGTTTGTCTTTGTCGCGCAAGAAAAGAAACAACCTTACGCCAGTAAAGTCTTCAAGATAACCAACGAACAAATGGACGTGGCTTGGCTGACTATGGAGAAGCACCTACACGCTTATATGCGACATCTGAAAGGTGAGAAGCCAACCGTATACAACAGCCCTAATGTTGTTACACTTGATTTAGATGGCCAAGATTAAATGTAAAAAATATGGACTACCCCCAGTAGGCACTACGGCTTTGCTTGTATGTGATTGTGCCTCTTGTGCAATACCAACTAGAAAAGATCAAGAAAAATTACTGGAGCAAGTTACAAGAGCGTTAATTTATATGCAGAGCAAAGAAAATTATAAACTTAATAAAAAAAAATAAATGGCCAAGATTAATTCCAGAAACAAAGGCGCTCAGTTCGAGAGAGGAGTTGTACGTATACTCAATAACTTTTTTATAGAGGAAGGTATAGACTTTCAAACTAAGCGCAACCTGGATCAATATCAACAACGAGATCTCTGCGATCTGCAAATACCCAACCACGCGATAGAGTGTAAGTTCTACAAAGAAGGCGATTGGGTAAAGCCTGAGTGGTGGCGACAAGTATGTGCAAGTTGCGAAGATAACATCCCCGTACTTATCTACAAATACAACCGCAAACCGATACGAGTTTGCATACCTCTGTACGCGATCAATCCTGATTGGGTACGCGACAACCAAGCTATAGCCGTTATGACTATGGACGATTGGTTATCTATCTTAAAAACTAATTGGGATTTATACGGAAAGTGCTAGGTTGAGCTTGGCTCTAACGACTCCTAGCCTAGCCGAACGATTACAGTGAGGGCTTGTTTAGGGGAGCTGCCTCACCTGGAGAAGCATCGTTTGATTCATCCATACTAGGTGGCAAGTCTACCGCCTTTGGAGCAGACTCAGTCTTCAACGGCAAGAACGATTTAATTTCGTTGCTTGGACCGTATTCACCAGTCTGATCTTCAACAATGACGACTCTCGCTTCAAAAGTTTTGTTTTGAAACTCCCAAGCAGTCTTAGGAACTTCTTTGAAACCAACGGCTTTTGCTAAACGAGCAAAGTCGTTATTAGCGTAGCCTCTGATTTCTTCTTGCTTTTGTTTATCGTCATTTACATACCAGAGGTTAAAGTTTTTTCTTAACCTCCACCCAGCGTAGTTATCACCCGTTACTTCGGCTTCTAACTTCAAGTAGTCGTTACCAGCCGCAGACGTTGTCTTTTCGCAAGACAATATTACGACAGGGTAATCACCCTCTGGAATTGCAGAGCTACTCTCTGCGGCATCCAAGTCTATATCCAATCCTTCAAAGTCACTCATGCTGCACCTCCTGCAAATCCGAGTTTATTTATTACACTAGCCAGATCGGGTGACTCAAACCCGTCTAACTTACCTGAACGATCCTTGGCTATATAGTTCTGACCAATTCTCGTTTGCAACCATCTTGTAGTGACGGTCTTACCTTCTTCATTTTCTTCGTCAAACGTACGAAGAACCAATACTTCATCAAAGAAGTAAGGTATCTGCGTAGGAAGTTTGGCGCCAACCATCATCGGTTGGTAATGATAGGCACCTGTCTGCTCGTCACGTTCTCTGCTTTGTTTAGCAATGAATATAACGTGGACAGGTAAATCCCTGAACCTACGCATCGTTTTAATCATCACTTCGATGACCTCTCCGTACGCACGTCTAGGATCTTTGCTTTTGGCCTTTTCTTGCGAAAGCAAGATTTCAGCCATTTCCGTAACACTATCAAGACAAACGGTGTCGTATTGTAGTGTTCCGTTCTCAAGTAGTTGAGCTATCTCTTCTATCTCAGAAGCTTCCTTGACCTCGATTGCATCAAGATCTGGGGCATCCTTAATAGAGAGAAGACCACTCTCCATACTAACGACTAATGTTTTACCAGGAGCCGTTTGACAAAGAGTTGTTTTACCCGCACCACTTTCGCCATACACTAAAAGTTTGGCGCCTTGCGACTCAACTAAATCGCTCGGTGACTTGATGCGGTCCTGAATACTTATGTTCATATTTTTCTCCAGTTGTTAATGTAAATGTTTTCAGTTACAATCACACGAAAACATAATTACACATATAGTATACATGAACAAAGCAAAAATCAATAAGAATCAATGGAAGATTAATTACTTCCATAGGCAACAACAATTGGTAGAGAGAGAACTGATGGATTTATACAGTCAGGGACTTGAACCAGCATATAAGGAGCGTGAAGTGGAACGAGTGAGTTTAAGTAAATACATAGAGTTTGTAGGGATCGAAGCTGCTGCAAAGTTATTCGATTGTTCTACACATACAGTCAAGGCTTGGAGGTATGGCAACAGACAGCCATCAACGGATCAGGCCAAAAAGATTATTGTGGCAACTGAAGGTAAGTTAGATTTCTTTTCCATCTATGGTCCTATAGATAGCGAAAAAGAAGATACAAGTGAAACGGTTGAGTAGTGTTAAACGTCAAAGCGTCCGCGCAGGATTCTGCGTTGGAACTCGCTCTTGCGTATGCGGAAAGTGGCTACAGCCCTGTTCCCTTACCTTCTC